CACCCCTCTCATATATATGAGAAAAAGATAAAAATTTTTTGGATAGGGTATATATTTTAGAAGCATATAATTACATATTTAATTTTAACAGATACCTTGATAGTCGGGATCTGCCCTACCCCTCTTCGAGGGAGGACATCTCCCTTATTATTTTAATCAACCTTGAAAGGTTATTGTTATGGCTAATGCCAAGAAGAAATCTAAATCTAAATTTGAGTTAAGGCCCGGTAAGGGAAGCTTATGGCTGAGACCTACGAAGCCACATGAGAATTTCGTGGCTGATGGAGAGATCATGACACCGGACGGCAAGAAGTGGAAGATAACTGCCTGGGTTCCAAGCACTCATCCAAATCATTACGCTAAACTAGATATCGCTGAACCTTATCAAAGACCTTTAACTACGGAAGGCTTGATGCAAGCTGTTTCTGAAGCATCTGATGAAGTTCAACAGGCTATAGCGAATAAGCTGGACACATCTAAGTCCTAGACTTATCACCCCTTCTGAGGCTATAATGGCTTCAGAGGGGGTTTTTTTATGTTGTCATATCGAGACTATATTATATATAAGGTATTGACATATATACCTTATCCATAAATTTTTTATCTTCTTCTCATTTCTCTGAGGGTAAAAAAAAAGAAGACAAAGTTTAATTTAAGACGATACCAATGATGATATTTATGTATTCTTTCAAGACTTCTCTCTCGTCCCTCGCAGAAGAAGTCTTGAAATATAATAGGAGAGTTATATGTCGTTTAATGTGATTGTGGCAGGTAGTCGTGATTTTAATGATAATGAAATGATGATGATTAAATTAGATAAGATATTAAAGAATAAGAAAGATATATGTATAATATCAGGGGGTGCAAGGGGAGCAGATAAGTTAGGGCAAGAGTATGCTTTAATTAAGGGTTATGAATATATTATTATGCCAGCAGAATGGAATAAATATGGTAATTCCGCAGGGTATAGACGAAATGAAGAGATGGCAAAGAGGGCTGATGCTTGTGTAGTATTCTGGGATGGAGTTTCCAAAGGTAGTAAACATATGATCGATATATGTATTGATCATGAAATACCTTTAAGAGTGGTGGAATATAACTGAAATCGATATTTTATATATCAAATTATTATCTTTTTCTTTTCTTCTTTAGGGAAAAAAAATATAATTATATTTATGTAGAGGCTCTTAGCCCCCTCTTACGAGGGGCTTCTCGCCTCTTAATCAAAACAATATATGTAATGATGTTTATTTTTAAAATAGATATGTTGGCGGTCTATTGGATTTTAATTCATCATGAAATATATTGATCTGAATAAGATTCGGGGTGTGCACCCACCTGGCAACAGAATGTGACCTGAGTAATCGTGCTGTCGTTAAAAGTACTCGAAACTTCTATCTCAGAACTGTCTCTGCTAGATAGATTTTAAGGATAGACAGTGGTTCCCTGATATAGTTAATTAAAAACTGTATCAGGGGACATCATAAAAGTTACAATGGGAAGTCTGGTAGAAATTATCAATGGCATTACACCAAAGAGGTCTAAGCTGAATATTGATAAGGACGATGAGTGAATGTTGTAAACCTGAGAAGGTACATCTATTGTACTGGAGGTCTATACAATGCAGCAGGGTAGGTATAGCTACCTAACAGAGGGTTCGATTCCCTCTCTTCCCACCTTATTTAATATAAAATTAATCTTTAGGAGAAATTGCTATGTCTAAGCCTATTGTGAAAGGTAAAGCACAAAAAGATAAATACTGCAAGCATCTAAAAAAATATGGTAAAAGACTTGCTGCTAAAGCGGAACGTAAAAATGCCAAGAATATAAAATATTAAATTGGAGAATTATCAATGAAACCAAATGATAAAGAAAAAGTTATTATGATTTTTAATCTTGATCTTATAATAAGTATATTGACTATGTTATTAGGTTTAAGTATATTTATTGTAGCGACTTTAGAAGCTGATACAGCACAAACAGATTTATCAATGATGTTTATAATATCTTTGTTTAGTTTATTTATTATTCTTGTAGGTGGAATATCTTTAATCTTATTAACTTCATATGATGAGGAATAGAAAATGTCGAATAGCGAATATGAAACAAAACCTAGCTTTCAATTACAATATAAAAAGAATAACATGTATGATGGATTATCATTAAAACAAATGGATATATTACTAACACATCCTAGATCTCGTGATACAGATGCAGCTTTAAGAACTCTTTATCGAAGACTTAAAGTACATGGATTAACATCACACAAAGGAAGAAGAACAGCCGAAGCAATAAGACAAATAAAAGAAACAGGTCGTCTGGATGTTGAAAAATGTTTTACAGTAGGACGCCAGAAAAAAAATAAGATTTAGTTGGTCCTGGGACACGACCTAAAATTGTCCTATTTCTCCCTTAAACTTGAGAGTCAGCACCTCCTCTTGGGGAGGCGCTGTCTCTCTCTTTTTTTATTTTAACTAAGGAGCTATCAATGACTAAGAAAGATCATGATCGGATAAAACGTACACTATTTATATTTGCATCTATCTTTGAGAATTCTCAGATTTATGATGTAACAAATAAAAAATCTATATCTTTTAAAGATATTAGTAAATTGTCTATAGATAATTTTCTTAATCGAAATTATGAAGTAAAATATACTCCAGGTTATAATGATGACATAATAGCAGCACAAGCAAAACAAGCGCCTGATACTGTTAAATATTTTAGATTAAAAGGAATTGGTAAACTATATAAAGAACCAAAACCTACTCCAAATTTATTTAATAGATATGAAAATAATGTATCAACAATGAAAGAACATATAGCAACAATGGTTAAACAGGAAGTTGCAAATTCTCAACGTCATTTGGAAACTAAAATTGATAACGTTACAGATACTATCTTTGAAAAAATAGATGAAGTAATTACATCTTTAACAAAGTATACTATAGATTCTTCTATACAAAAAGAAAATGTTTATAAAGATAAAATAAATGGTCCTGAAAAACCAACAGTTTTGTAAGAAAAGATAACCAAATAACTATCATTAAGACAGGTTTGGATTTTAAATTCAGACCTGTCTTTTTTATTCAAGGAATAACATATGTCTATGACAAGTGATAAACAATATGAAAATTTATTTAATAAACATTTTAATGACTTAGTTAAACAAGGATTTCCAGATGAATATGCATATGATAAAGCTATAGAAAATGCAGAAAAAGAAATTGAAGAGAATGATTAATGGATTATACTCAAGCAATTGATAAGCTAAGAGAAGCTTATAACAGAGCAAATTATGAAAGCTTTAAAAAAATATTTGAAATAAAAATAAAAGAACTAATACGAAAACAATTAAGGGAATAAGAAATGACTAAAAAATATAAAGTATCCTGGAGAAAAGGTCGGAAACGTGGGGCTATTGGAATATCTTATCCTGATAGTATTACTGTGGAAGCAAAGAACCCAGAAGAAGCACACTTAAAAGCCTATAATACTCATGAACATCTTATGTTTGTTCGTGTTACTGAAATAGAAAATAGGGATAATGAACATGGCAATTAAAGATATTAAAGGTAGTAAACATAGAAAGATATTAACTGAAGGTGAATTATTTATGTATTTAAGAACACACTTTAGAATGTCTGTTCAAGATGCTAGTGACTACATTGAAAAACATAATGAATTAATTGTTCGTATAACTGATCCTCTAACTTTTAAACAAAAACTTTATTTAGATTTATCAAATAATTATTTAAATTAATTTAAATAGTGGGGCAAATAAAATGCTTAAATATAAACAATATCAACACTCTTCTGAGTTTAAAAAATCAATTTTAGATTTATATGATAATGGCTTATCTTTCAAAGAAATAGTAAAAGAATTAAAAGATATTTATTTAGCACACACAGGTAAAAAATTAACAAGAAATGTAGTAGCAGGTATAAGATATAGAGCAGGTAGATGTAATACTTTAAGAAACTTTAAAGGTATAGAAAAAGAAAATATTAAAATAAATTTATCAAAATTAACAAGAGAAAAAAATAATAATTCTGATAAATACAGATTAGTAAAATGTATGGGGCTATGTGGTAAAGAAGTATTACTTGAAAAGCCTTTAAGAATATGTAAGACTTGTAAAAATTCAGAAACATATAGAACAAACTATACATACGGTAGTAGTGGTCATCAATGTAGATAAAAATGATATAAAGGACAAAGCCTCTTCTCTTGCGAGGCTTTGTCCTCTTTATTAATTGGAGATAAATTATGATACATCATGATAAAAAGCCAGAGTATCCTTGCTTTAATACTAAAGAAGAGATTCTTAATTACGCTTTTAATGGACAAGATTCTTGGATACAAGCTATGGTACGACATCGAATAGAAAAAGATGGTTCTAATTTAGATGTAGTATTTGTAAATAATTATATTAAAAAAGAACTTAAAAGTATATACAATGGTTATGAGGAGTGGATTAATGATGTTCCCGCCTAAATATAAACAATGTTTAAAATGTAATGGTACTTTAGAATTCTTATATACTAAAGGAAATATGGAACACTATCATGGTAGTTGTGGTAAATCATATACTAAATTAATTCTTGATAGACTAGATGATAAAGAAAAAATGAATGAAGTATATGGATATGGAGTAGCTATAAAAGATTAAGGAAATTGAAAATGAGTAGACCAGGATACATAGAAGCACAAAGAGAAGACATATACCTTAACTTTCTAGATGAAGGTATGACTAAAAAAGAAGCAGAAGAAGCTACGGAAAAGAAAATGCAAGAGATGGAAACAAATGAATAATAGAAAGGATTAATAAAAATATGTCAACCAACATAAACATACATCGAGTCAAAGAAATTAAAAAAACTATTGCACATCATAAAAATATTAATTATGAAATGAAAGCTTTCACTACTATATCTCTTTCAGTATATACAGATGATGAAGAAGTTAATGAACTTCAATTTTATGTACCTTTTGGAGAATCACTTGAGTCTTTAATTACAGAAACTAAGATAAAAGAGTATGATTAAATATGTTAAAAAGAATTCATATTAATATGCACATAATCCGTTCAAGAAAAAAGAAAGGAACAAAAGAACCACCAATCACAGTAAAAACTTATAAAGATAATATCTATGGTAATGAAATAGATATTATTGGATCTAGTAAAGTAATATATAGACCAGAAAAACCACTATCATGCGGAGCAACAGCATGGATAGAAACATTTGGTCCAGTAGTAATCGATGGAAAAAAAACATTAAAATAATAAACTTCATAGTGGCGTTGCCCCCTCTTCTGAGGGGCAACACCCCTCTTAACATTCTTTATAAAGGATAAAAACTATGCAGATGTTTAATCATGATCAAATAGAATTTGAAGTAGAGAAATTTAAACTTGAAGATGTTCCCAAAGATATAGGTATGGGATTAAGAAGAACAGATACAGGAAAAGTTTTATCTATTGTATCAAAAGACTATGAAAAAGTACAATACAAAGACATTGTTACTAATATTGAAAATGCATTAGTAATTGCATCTAATGATTCAGAAGTAGAATTAGATCTGAGTGATACAGAATTTACTACTAATGTAATTAATGGTGGTTCTAAGTTAGAATTACGTGCAAAATTTCATGGACAGAAAACATATTTATCTGATTATAAAAATCAAGAAAGTTTAATTACTCCTGAAATGGTTTTTCGTACATCACATGATAGTACTTGGGCTAACAATGGTATGATGGGAGTATGGCGTTCTAAATGTTGGAACACCTTAGTTAATGGAGACAAGTTAGCTTATATTTATGGTAGACATACTAAAAACTTTGATGTTCTTGGATTTGCTGACAAAATAGGAACAGCCACAAAATATATTAGTGGTAAGGGTATGGAGAAGATGAAAGGATGGTATAATACTCCAGTAAAACGTGAAGAGATTACAAGTTTATTTAAAAATACATTAGCTAAGAAGACTGATAATGTATCAAGAAAGAATGAAGGTAATAAAGTAATGTTATCAAATCTTATGAAAATATTTGATGAAGAATGTCGACATATTGTGGGACGTGGAAGATATGATAGCTACGCTCAAAATACTAAAGGTACATTATGGACTGCTTATAATGCTGCTACTTATTGGTCTTCACATCCATCTCTAATGTCTGGTAAAAGTGGTGGCATACTTTATGAAGGTAATGTTACTCCTAATGAAAAGAGTACGAAAGTAAAAATAAGAGAAGACAAAGTAACTAAAATGTTAAACTCTGATCATTGGAAAGAACTTGAAATGTTCGCAGCTTAAATAATATAAGGAAACTATATGTCTTATATTTTAATTGAATTCGATGATGATAATCTTTGGAAGACCATCAACCCAATGACTGCGGATGATGGTAAAACAATTAAAGTTTTTAAAACAGAAGAAGATGCTTATAAAACATTAGAGCTTTTGCTCCAGGATGATGAAGAACATTACAGATTTATCTGGGGTATGGCTGTAGCTGTGGATAGAATTCATTAAAAAAATTATTTTTTTAGTTGACAGTGTTATATAAATAATATAGAACTTAGTAGTCATTATAAATGTGAAAGGACAAACATGACTGTAATAACTGGTAAATGTAAGTGGGCTTCAATAAGCGCACCGAATACTACATACGAACCTGCATGGCAAATTGATGTATCTCTTGATGATGAAAACCTAAAGAAGGTTAAAGCTGATGGATTATCAATTAAGAATAAGGGTGATGATCGTGGTAACTTTGTTACAATAAAGCGTAAAGTTGAGGGAAAGAAAGGTCCAAATAAAGCACCGGAACTTGTGGACTCTCAACGCACACCAATGTTCAATACCTTAATTGGTAATGGTTCTTTAGTAAATGTTCTTTATCGTCCTTATGAATGGGAACATGCAGGAAAGACAGGTATTTCTGCTGATCTACTTAAAGTTCAAATATTAGATCTTGTTCCATATTCCAATGATGGTGATGAAGATTTTGATGTAGTCGATTCTGGTTATCAATCAGATGATGACATCCCCTTTGCATCATAATTAGAAGGGAGGGCTACGTTCTGTAGCTCTCCCATTTTTCCCATGACAAAACATATTAGTAGTTTAGTAAAAGACATTTATGATCTCTTTGAGAATGATGGTCCTGATATAGATGAACAAGAATTAACATCTAATCTTAATCATTTTTCGGAACAGTTGGAACAACATATTAAAACTTTTCTATTTGAAAAAAGAGATGATAGGAAAAATAATTATCTTAGACTATCAGGCATTGGAAAACCTGATAGACAAGTATGGTACAGTATAAATTTGAAACCAGAAAAAAATAATAATAAAATAATTGAACCAAGTACTAAAATTAAATTTCTTTATGGATATATCCTGGAAGAACTCTTACTCTTATTAGCTAAGACAGCTAAACATAAAGTTGAAGATGAACAAAAAGAATTAGTTCTTAATGGTGTTGTTGGTCATCAAGATGCTGTTATTGATGGCATCTTAGTTGATTGTAAGAGTACATCAGGAAAAGGATTTGAAAAATTTAAATATCAAAGACTAAATGAAGATGATCCTTTTGGTTACATCGAACAAATATCAGCTTATGCTCAAGCTAATGGCTATGAAGAAGCTGCCTTCCTTGTTATTGATAAATCTTCTGGAGAAATATGTCTTACTCCTATTCATTCATTGGAAATGATAGATGCAGAAAAAAGAATTAGTGAACTTAAAAAGATTGTTTCAACTAATGCTATACCTGATAAGTGCTATCCTGATATTCCTGATGGTAAATCTGGTAATTATAAGCTTCATGTTGGTTGCGTCTATTGTGATTATAAAAGAACGTGTTGGTCGAATGCTAATGGTGGCAAAGGTTTACGTGTATTTAATTATTCAAAAAATAAAAGGTATCTAACAAGAATAGGAAGAGAACCAGAGGTTGAAGAACTAAAGGATTGGTAATGAGTCATTGGAAGTATAATGGATTAAATAAAATAGATCCAGATAAATACTTTGGATTTGTATATCGAATAACAAATTTAAAAAATAAAAAAGAATATATAGGATGCAAGCAATATAGAATTAAAAGAAATGGAAAACAAATAGGATCTAATTGGAAAACCTATATGGGTTCCTCAAAGATATTACTTGCTGACATAAAAAAAACAGGTAAGAAAAATTTCTTATTTGAAATTATAGATCAATATGAAAATAAAAGGTCTATGAAATATCATGAATGTTATTATCAAATGTTTTATGAAGTATTAACAAAAACAATTGACGGTACA